TATTGTAAGACACCAGATGGATTTCAACCACCACTGGTGCCAGATAAGGAATTACTGAATGGACGCTTATCCAATTTCCGTAAACTACTAGTAGATCTTGTAGGATATGCATCACCGAGGACCACTTCCCAAGTGGTAGACATGTACCGGGGACGCAAAAGAACGATCTACCAAGGAGCATTGGAAAAGTTACAAAAGTATGGACTTACACGTGATGACGCCTTTTCCGTGGTGTTCGGAAAGGCAGAAAAGGTTAAACGTGATAAACCTCCCAGGTCTATATATCCGCGCAAGCCTGCCTACAATCTCGTCCTTGGGACTTATTTAAAACATATTGAGAAGCGTATATATCGCGCAATCGATGAGATTTTCGGCGGACCTACTGTGATTAGCGGGTATGATGTGGTTCAAGTTGGTGAGATAATGGCATCAGCTTGGAGTGAGTTCTCCGACCCTGTGGGGGTCGGACTCGACGCCATCAAGTATGACATGCATGTGCATGAAGAAACGCTCAAGTGGGAACACTCCATATACTTGAAGGTGTACAATTATGCTGATGAACTCAAGAAGATACTGGGATGGCAAATAGATAATCGGGGTGCTGGGTATTGCCAAGACGGCAAGTTAAAGTTCAAGATACGTGGCTCTAGGTTTAGTGGGGACATGAACACAGCACTCGGGAATAAGATCATCATGTGTGGCATGGTGTTTGCCTACGCCAAGGAGAGAGGCGTAAAGATTAGGTTGATCAACAATGGGGATGACTGCATGGTCATCATGGATAGACAGGATTTGCAAAAGTTCTTGTATGGTTTGGATGCATGGTTTGCTGAAATGGGATTCAGAATGACTACTGAAGACCCAAGGTACGAACTCGAACAACTCGAGTTTTGTCAGATGCATCCCATCCGTACGAGTAGGGGGTGGACCATGGTCCGTAATATACCCACGGCACGTGAGAAGGACTCTATGTGCCTGAAGAACTTGGACACGGAGGCAGCAATGAGAAAGTGGATGATGGCCATTGGTGAATGTGGTCTCGCACTATGCGCCGGTGTTCCTATTATGCAATCCATGTACGCAATGTACCTACGCAATGGAATGGAGTCTAGAATACGTTATGATCCCTGTTTAGATACGGGGCTCAGTCACATGCGTGGTACACTCGAGTCACGTGAGCTCGAAATCCTCCCCTCAACCCGGGCACAGGTCTATAGTGCTTGGGACATTACGCCTGCGGAGCAGATAGCTATCGAAGAAATGTTCGATCAAGACCAAGTTGAATTTGGTATGGCAGGTATGGAGTTGGATGAGGTGCCCTGCTCAATCATCTGAACCCCTTCAGGGAGGGGCATGATTGAGAATTGTTGAATGTACATAGAGTAGGTTATGTATCCTTTAGTTTATGGGAAGAATTGTGGAGCGAATTGGAGTCGTGGGAAATATCAATCTAGTCAGTGTGGAGGTGAAGCAGAG